ATGAAAGAAAATAATAAAAGAATACAAGATCCATGAACACGGGTTTGTAAAATTACTTGATGTCATGGGCGATGATGAGGAAGTAGAAAACGCCGCACGTATTAGTTATGGAGAAGGAACAAGAAAGGTAAGCCATACGCGTAATCTTATACGCTACCTAATGAGACATAAACACACCTCACCCTTTGAGATGTGTGAAGTTAAGTTCCATATTAAATTACCCATCTTTGTTATGCGCCAGTTAGTCCGTCATAGAACGGCAAACCTGAACGAGTACTCTGGGCGGTACTCTGTCATGTCAGATGACTTTTATTTTCCAAAAGGGGATAGTCTTAAACCCCAATCAACGACAAATAAACAAGGTAGAGAAGAAGGAGAGTTAGGTAATGATATCGGCGAAATCGAATTTGAAATGTATCGTATTTTTGATGGAGCAGAAAACGCCTACCATAACCTACTAGATTGGAATGTATCAAGAGAGCTAGCGAGAATAGTTCTCCCTGTGTCGAACTATACCGAAGTAATATGGAAGATAGATCTACACAACTTCTTTCATGTCGTTAATTTACGAGCAGAAAAACATGCTCAACAAGAAATACAAGATTATGCCAACGCAATGTATCATTTGGTATATCCACATTTTCCAATATGTTGTGAAGCATTTGAACATTATGTAAGAAATGCTGTTACATTTTCAGAACAAGAAATGGATGTTATTAAAAGTCTTTTAGAATTTGCAGATACAAAAGCGGCAATGGCGGGTTGTATGGCTGATTATGAAGGCTGGCACTTAGGAAAACGAGAAACAGAAGAATTTTTAGAAAAAATAAAATAAGAAAGAAAAAATCATGCTACCTACCGAATACCAACAATTTATTCATTTATCAAGATATGCAAGATGGGATTATGACAAAGGGCGAAGAGAAACATGGCACGAAACAGTTGAACGATATTTTGATTTTTTCACAGAACATTTAGAAGAAACATGTGGATTTCGTTTAGATAATGGTGAAAGAGTAGAGTTAGAAAATTCGGTTAAAAAACTGAATGTTATGCCATCTATGAGGTGTTTAATGACTGCCGGACCCGCTCTGAAGAAAGAAAATGTTGCTGGTTATAATTGTGCTTATGTGAAAGTAGATCAAATTAGATCGTTTGATGAAATTCTTTATATACTGATGAACGGAACAGGAGTCGGTTTTTCAGTAGAGGAAGATTATGTGAAACAACTACCATCGGTTCCTGAACAGTTGTATGAAACTGAAACTACTATCGTAGTTGCGGATTCTAAATTGGGGTGGGCAAGAGCTTTTAAAGAATTGATATCTTTACTATATGGTGGACATATACCAAAGTGGGATGTATCTAAGATAAGAGAAGCTGGAGCTCCACTAAAAACTTTTGGAGGACGGGCATCAGGACCTGCTCCTTTGGTAGACTTATTTAATTTTACTGTAGCTACATTTTCTTCTGCAGTAGGTAGAAAACTCAAACCAATAGAGGCACATGACATCGTATGTAAAACAGCGGAAATTGTTGTCGTGGGTGGTGTCAGGCGTAGTGCTCTTATCAGTCTATCTGACCTTAATGATCGTGAAATGCGATTTGCCAAATCAGGACAATGGTGGGAAAAAGATGTACAACGTGCATTAGCGAACAACTCAGTTAATTATAAAGAAAAGCCTGATGCAGGAACTTTCATGCGAGAGTGGTTATCTCTCTATGATTCCAAATCAGGAGAACGTGGTATTTACAATGGGTTAGCAAGCAAACACCACGTAAATGACCTAAATACTAGAGAAAAGGACAAACATGGCACATACATTCAAAGAAGAGTGGCGCGAGACGATTTCGGCACAAATCCTTGCAGCGAAATCATTTTACGATCCAGAGAATTCTGCAACTTGTCCGAAGTTGTTGTCAGGCACAACGACACTTTGCAGTCTCTCAGAAGTAAAGTCAGGATTGCAACTATCCTTGGCACTATGCAATCCACTCTCACCAATTTCAAGTACCTCTCAAAAGAGTGGCAACGAAATTGTGAAGAGGAACGACTTCTTGGAGTTAGTCTCACAGGAATCATGGACAGTCCTTTAACAAATGGGACAAAAGACAATACAAAAAAAGTATTAAATGAATTAAGAGAAGTAGCAGTAAACACTAATATTGAATATGCAGATAAATTAGGGATTAACCGTAGTGTATCCATTACGTGTGTGAAACCCTCTGGTACTGTTTCGCAACTTGTTGATTCTTCTTCTGGTATTCATGCCCGCCATAATCCTTATTATATCAGAACTGTGAGAGCAGATAATAAAGATCCATTATGTAAGATGATGAAGGCCAAAGGGTTTCCAAATGAACCTGATGTTACAAAGCCTGACCATACAAGTGTCTTTTCATTTCCAGCAAAGAGTCCTAAAGGAGCAATTTGTAGGAAAGATATGACCGCATGGAAACAACTGTCTTTATGGCACACCTATGCAAAAGAATGGTGTGAACATAAACCTAGTGTAACTGTATCTGTCAAGGAAGATGAATGGGTAAACACTTCCGCTTGGGTATATGATAATTTTGATGACATTAGTGGTATTAGTTTTTTACCATTTAGTGATTACACATATAAACAAGCACCATATCAAGATTGTACTGAAAAAGAGTATAATGAACTGTTGAATAAAATGCCAAAGAAAGTCGATTGGTCATCTTTGGCAAATTATGAAACACAAGATTATACTAGTGCCAGTCAAGAATTTGCGTGTACTTCAGAGAAAGGGTGTGAAATCGTTGATATTTCTCCGCAAGTGACACTCTAAGAATAAATATATCAATAATCAAATATTCTAGCGGAGAAATACTGTGTTAAGTTTTAGAGATAAAGTAAGAGGATGGATAGATGATGCACGATATGAAACAAAGAAGTTCTTTAAACGCAAAATAAAAAAAGAAGAAAAAGATGAAAGTCTTTACGAAACTAGATGGGTGTGGTATCATTCCGCTCTTGTCATAGAATTGTTTATAATAATCATATTATTATGGTATATTGCATATGAAGGCTGAGACAAAGCATTTTTTTAAGAAAGTATCTATAGCAGGTCTTATTTTTGGACTTATAGTGTTAGGTATGGTATTTTTTATTAATGGAGCAAAGGCGCAGGATAAACCACTTATTAAAGTTCCTAATGATGAGTGGGACAGTCAAGTTGTTTTTGATACTGTACAAGTGTGTTATCAAGGAACTTTGAACTGGGTAGCAATGGGTAATCCCAATCTTTTGAATACGCCGCCACCTTATCATATTGCAAGAGTTATGACTATTCATTGTTTTTGTGTATTAGACAAACTCAGGACAGCATATAAGCTCGCGGAATGGAGGGAAATGCTCAGCAAAGATAATCCATTAGCTCCTACAATCGCACCTAAACAGTTTATGCAAAAGGCAGTGGAATGTATTAGAGATCATAAAACTTTAGCCGGATTAGTTGTATTAGATCCAAAAATGTTAAATGAATTTTTAAATGATAATGAAACTAAAAATGACACGAAAATAGAGGTAAAACCACCTGATAACAATTCTGGGAAGTCAGACTCTACACCAGAGCAACCAAATGAATTGCCTACGGAAGATGCACCTCTGTTAAATTTTTAAATCAGGGAAATAAATGGAAAAGTTAAGACGAGTACTTTTGTTATGCTTTTCTATATTAATATTCTCTGGTGTTTCGGTACAAGCCATCACCAGAGAAGTCATAGAAGAGGTAAGAAAGTCGGTAGTATTACTATCGTTAAATAAATTAGAAAGCCCACCCGTTGGCGCCCGTAATGCGTTGTGTTCTGGAACAGTCATCAACGAACAAGGTCATATATTGACTAATTTTCATTGTGTGTATGAACAGAAAACAATGAATCTGTATTACTGGGATGAAGATGATTGGCATGAATATACAGTAGAAATAATTGGTAAAGATCCATTAGCAGATTTAGCCGTGCTTAAAGTAGTTGGACTAACAAGAAAAGTTCCATACTTAAAGTTTGCTGATAATGAGGACATACATTTAGGAGTAGAAGTCTTTGCTTTCGGTCATCCGATGGGAATGGCGTGGAGTCTATCAAAGGGTATCATCTCCAGTACTGAAAGATATGCAAGACATCCTTACATTAAGTCGATTCAAATAGATGCTGCAATTAATAAAGGAAATTCCGGCGGACCTGTACTTAATGAAAAGGGTGAAATTGTAGGAATTGCTTCATTACTTGTATCTAGAACAAATCAAAATGCAGGAGTTGGAATAGCAATTAGAGCCGATATTGCAAAAAAATCACTTGTTGAGATGTTAGCGACAGGGAAAGTAGATCGCCCAGCATTAGGGGTTATGATTATTCCTCTGTATGGGAAGGCTAACCAAAGAGAAAAAATATTCAAGGATAATCCTAGTATAAATACATCAATCCCTAATACTTTCGGTTTGATGATAAGTGACAAAAATAAACCAATCAATCCAATACCTAAAGGATTGAGAGCATGGGATACCATAATAGGTATTAATGATATTGCTATCAACAATGATGTTGAATTTGCTGATCAGCTAGGAAAATATAAAATCGGTGATACAGTTAGTATCAATATTCTTAGAGATAAACGATTTATACAGATCGACAATATTACTCTAAAAGTATTTCCTGTTCCAACGAAATTATTCTATGGAGAACAGCCGCAAAAAATACAGATTCCGAACAAAAAGAAAAATTAGAGGCAGGAGATGGAAATATGCCAGTAAATATAGTCTGGGAAGATGGAGATGCTACAATATCTATATTATGTGATGGATGTGATAAGGAATATGAAATTTTATCAAAAGATACTGCAGGGTTAGAAATGTGTCCCTTTTGTGGACATTACCTTGAAGTGGAAAGTGAAACAGGAGAAGTAGATGAAACAGAAGAAGATAGCTGGGATTGATTATTCATTAACTTCACCCGCAATATGTGTGTATAAGGAAGAAGATGATCATGGATATTTTGATTTTGATAGGTGTATGTTATATTATCTATCTAATAACGAAAAACAACAACAACTTTCCGCCAGGTGTGGGATAAGTAATCTTATTGCTGAACGTTATCCTGAATGGAATTGCGAAGAAGAAAGACATGAAAAACTCGCTTCTTGGGCATATCGTATCGTTCAAGGTTGCGATGAAGTGTACCTTGAGGGGTATGCTTTTGCAACTGCTGCACAAGCTGGTGTTCGTTCAATAGCAGAAAATACAGGACTACTAAAGCACAAAATGTGGAAGAATAAAGTACCATTTAAGAGTTTTCCCCCTACTGTTATTAAGAAATTCGCAACAGGTAAGGGTAATGCAAACAAAGAAGTGATGTATGATGCTTTTGTTGGTGAACTTCTTACCCCTACAGACCTCAAAGAACGATTAACTCCCAAAGCAACAAAAGTAAAAAATCCAATTAGTGATCTAGTGGACGCTTATTTCATCGCAAAATGTGGTGTAGAGGGTGTACTATGACTGATAAAGAACGAAAGAGGATTGCTAATCGAAAATACTATGAAAAAAACAAAGATCGTCTTGCTGAGAAATGGAAGAACGATGAAAATCGAAAAGATTACTTAAAAGAATATTACAAAGAGAATAAAGAAGCTATTCTACATCGGGCAAAAGAGTGGAATAAACGTAACAAAGAAGCAAGAAAACTAATTATGGAACGTAAAAAAAGGAGTAAGTTGAAGCCTTTTTGGGAGGTAAAATGAAATGGAAAACAACAGAATATTTTCCTACACTTTTTTATGAATTTAATTGGTCAGAAGATGAAATGCGTCCACTCTTAGAAGAGATGGAAGAAAAAAAGAAAGCAATAAAATACAAATATTTAAATGAGTATGCAAAAGATCCTGAAGATAGAGTAGATGACTATTGGACAGATCATGCCGGTTCAGTAACATTAGATGAATATGATAAACTAGTAGAAGAAGTTTCCACATTATTTCTTCCTTACTTAAATGTTCACCTCATTGCATATTGGACAGCAATTTATGGGGCGAAGGGTTATCATGAAACTCATCAACATAACCCACATCCTTATGAATCAATCGGTCCTAATATGTCCTCAATTTTCTACTTATCCGATATTGGAGTGACACAATTTTACGCTCCTGACCAACTATCGGGCGATCCAGATATTTTTATTCAATCTGAAGTTGGTAAATTGGTTATATTTCCCGCCCATATCTTACATAGAGCACCACCTCACATGCACCGCAATGAAGAAAGAATAGTAATCTCAGCTAATTGGAGAATATCAGAAGCTTATCATGGGGGGTTTTGGCAAGCGAGGGATGAAATTGTCCCAATGTCAGCTTCACAAAGAGAATTTCACAAGAAGGAAAAACCCTTTTCTTAATAAATTATGGATATTGATACATTAGAATATTTTCCTACACTTTTTTATGAAGTAAATTGGACAGAAGATGAAATTCTTCCGCTTTTGAAGGAGGTGCAAGAGAAAAAAGAGAAAATAAAAATAAAAGGTAACTCTGAAACAGATGACTATTGGACAGATTATTCCGTCCAAGAAAAATTACTTGAATATGAAAAACTAATAGAGAAAGTTACATTTTCCCCCAAATTGCAATATAGTCACATTGTATATTGGACAGCAATTTATGGTGAAAAAGGATATCATGCAAGTCATAATCACAATGGAAGTCTTTTTGAACAAATAGATCCCAATATGTCTTCAATCCTCTACTTGTCCGATATTGGAGGAACACAGTTTCGGAATCCCTACCAGTCAGATCAAAACCATCAGCTACTTTATATGCCATCTAAGGTAGGTAAAATGATTATATTTCCCTCTCACATTTTACATACGGCACCACCTCATGGTATAAAGAATGAAGAAAGAATCATAATATCTTCCAACTGGCGAGTACAAGAAATCTTTCCTGGAAGCTTCTATAATGAATAAATAGTATGAATATTGATAAACATCAAGAACTTATTGATTTGACAGATTACCTTGCTGTGTCAAATGAATACCTCATCCGCAAATTTAAGGACGGCGGTAGCTACTTAATCATTGATACCTATGGTGATTTCTTAATATTAGAAAGAGATGATGTGGAAACCGTTACAAATATAATTTGGAATGACCTCTACGGGCCTATATCTGAAGAAATTCCACATATATTGAATTAAACACTTGACTTTATGCCCATGTCGTGGTATAATATAAGTAGAGAATAAAAAAAGGAGAAAACGTGGATATTGAAACTCTTGATATACCTACATCTCATACATTTACATCAGAAAAGATATATCATTTTGTTTGTGGAGAATGTAAAAATTGGTGGAGTCATGCAACAGATATGGTTTATCGGCGTGGTCAAAATATGTCTTGTCCTCATTGTGGGGAGAAGAGAGGAATTGTTAAAAATAATGTGGATGAAAATCCCCGATGGGAAAGAGATGTAACGTAGATGGCACTAAGAACAAGCTTATTCAAATATAGAAAAGATACAGTAGCAAAAAGAACTAGTATAGGGAAATCGAAAAATTCAAAACCAAAAGGAAAACACAAAAACCGAAGACACGGTTGGAAAAAGTATCGAGGACAAGGATGAATGGTCGTTTGTAGATCTCAGAGACTATGAATCAGAAACTCTTCTCACGTTACGATACGACAATCACGGACAAGCGACACACGCACATGATCCCAATCAAAAGAAAAGAAAAGCAAAGGGGGGATGGACTACATGGTTTGTAAAAATCAGAAAGAAAAAATAATTTTGAATTTGATTAGCCTTAATCTAATCCAAATGATATTGACAGTTGTTATTATTGTCTTAATTACTTCTTGTGCGCCCCCTAACTCTCCATTATGGATATACAGTTTAGAGACACTACCAAAAGTTGAGGGTTTCATACAATCAGGAGTGTTTACTATAAACGGAAAACTATATGTACAAAATTGTGATTCGGGTGGAAATCAAATATGGATGAGATACAATGAAGAAACTCATACATGGAGACAAAGTAGATATAACACATTTGGATGTCTTAGAGGTGAAGATGCAACAGGACCAGAATCCGGATGAGTTCGTGGATGACATGGACAGGATGGAAGAAGATTTAGCAGTAGCACGTTCTCGTAAAAAGAAACATCTAGGGAACAAGGTAAAACCCCCTTCTAAGTGGGCTGTGATTATACACAATGATGATTATACTCCAATGGAATTTGTAGTTTTTGTTCTAATAGAAATTTTTCATCATCCACCTGAACGAGCAGAAAGAATTATGTTATCTGTACATAAAGATGGAATGGGAGTCGCAGGAATATATCATTTAGAGATAGCAGAACAGAAGGCCTTTGAGACAGCAGAAGAAGCAAAAGAACATCAATATCCCCTAAACATTAAAGTAGAGAAAATAGCATAAGATGTCAGATAAAGTGTATCTTCCAATGGACCCTAATAAACGAGATGAATTGCGTTATGCAATGGAGACACAGTTTCGATATAAATTTTATAATTCTACTGAGTTTCCCTTTCTCCCATCAATGGGAATAAGACATATCTTTCAATCGTTTGAAATTAAAGAAGTATTTGAATATATTGGAATGTTACATCTATGGTGGACAAATGAAGATAATGGAATTGTGTATGACAACCCAAGAAATTTTGTTAAAGGAACTTGGCATGGGGTGTGGTATGATAGACCACAAGAAGGTATTGAAAGGGCAAATGAATTACAAAAAAATGATTGTATAGATTTAGAAAAATTGTATCAAGTACATTTAAACTACCATAATGATCTCCAAAAAAAGAAAACTAAGGACGCTATTGAAAAACATGTGAGAGAAACATTAGAGCTGGATGACTCATTACCAGACAAAAAAACATTACTAAATTAGGAGAAAAAATTGGAATGGGTAATACTCGTATATCTTACTATAACCACTAACATAGGTTTACCGATAGATGATGTAAGGCATAGAAGATTTGATTTTCCGGCTACAGATTTTTCAGAATGTATAGATATTACGGAACAAATAAATGATTTAGTGAATAGAGGCCGAGAAAGTGAAGATCAAGTTGTAAGATCTTTTTATTGGGTATATCATAATATGTTAGAGGATATACAAGCAACATGTGTATATGGAGAACCATTGTCACCTAGTACAAAATGGGAAAATAATGATCCTTGGCTCTGGAGAAATTTAGTCGAAGATAATTTTTTAACCCCTGAACCACCACCACAATAGGAAAAATATTATGTCAAGTATAACTAGTTTTACAGAAATTTGGAATGGACCGAGTTTCTTGGAAAGAAAACCTTCAGCTCTTAGAATGGCTGCAAGAGATGAAGCTGGAAAAAAGAAACGTGAAAAGTCAGGAAAATTAAAGTCAAGAGAACATTTTGCTAAAGATTGGGACAGAGACTTGTGGGATTAAACGATGAAAATGTGATTAAAGTTGGTGGATGGCTAGTTTCCCTATTATGTATATTAATAGGATTATATTTTGTATGGCCACATATCCACGTAGCATTAGTGGGAATTGGATTTCTTTATCTTGGAGTTAGAGTTTTCAATTTTTCTACCTTCAAGGAATACGCAGAAGGGCGTAAACAGTTATTAACCAAATTACAAGGATGGTAACTATGGGAGGAAAGAATGAGAGGAAAACTTTTCGAACATTGGATGAGGATAGAAGTATTCGTTTTAATAATTTTCTTATATTTTATTATCTATTTACTTTGGTAATTATTTTATCTATACTTCTTTCTTTATTCCTACTAACATAGTATTTATACATTTACGTTTTTGACATTATGAGATATATTTTTGGTACGTTCATGTTATATTGTGTGGGGTGGTTAGGAGGCGATATCATAGTATCTGCTCTCTTCATAGGAGCTGCTTACGGATTTGTAGAGTACATGGAACAACGATAATTTTAACTGATATATAATTATGAAAGAATAAAGCCTAAGCATTCATAGGATAGGTAAGGTGGTTTAGAGGTAGAGGAAAGCTTCGTTGAGCGGACTTCTAGGGTAACATCCCCTTCAATGACTCTAAGGTAAGAATGTTATGTGTGAATGTTGCGATGTAATCCAATAGGCATCATCTGCATACACTAGAGCGGCGATGACGATTCGTGAGAAGTTCGCAGGCCAAAGGTTCTAGGTATCGAAGTACAAGGACATGAACATGGCTTTTTCTTTTATAAAATATAAAAAAATATGATGTGGATGATCATCATCATACTAGCATCAACACTAAGTCTTAGTGGATGTGCAGATACCGCAGATGCCGAAACCGCATCTATAGCTACGACAGAATCAAACAACGATTCAACGACAACAACAAGTAGTGGTGATACAGTATGGGCTGCAATAGTCATGACATGGAACCCTGTCGTTTATACAATAGATAAAGAATTTACTAGTGAAGTGGACTGCTGGAACTATTACGATACTGGGGCGGGAGAAAGTAAAATGCTAAATACCTACGGCATACAAGTTCTAGACCATCAAGGCAATAAGCCTGACAAAGACTACATGAAAAAACATCGCCCTTCACACCGAGAATACCCAACCAGAATGTACAAGAATAACGGAGGGTGGATGGTCTGGTTAACGTGTGATATAAAACAATAACTAAAATAAAAAATACAATGATTACAATAAAAATAGGGCCAAAACAAGACCCTAAGAGAGCAATGCAGAAACTAAAGAATAAACTCATCAATGAAGGTCTATTCATAGAGTTAAAAAAACGTAAATACTATGCAAAACCTTCCCTCAAGAAGAGGTTAAAGAGAGAGGAGGCGGCAAGGCAAAGAGTAAAGGATAAACATAAAGCAATACGAAATGCTTTAAAATCGGATGAAGGTTGGTGAGGTTGAACCAGTAGAAATTGCTGGAAATAGACTAGTATGGAGACACATACAGAAAGAGCGAGCTCTTCAACAAAGGTTAGAGAAAGACTTCCCTACACCTGAAGGGTTATCTGAAGAAGACCGAAAGATGATGTTAGATCCACTTGGTTATGATCCCATAATTGACATAGATGAGATACATTCAAGGAATAGAAGAAAGACCGATGACCCCTATATCAAGGCCACTAGTCAAAAAATAGCTCACCATTTTCCAAAAATCGATGATTCAGAGAGGAGGTAATTTGAGTAAGCATAAGGTAGGTAAACGCAAGAGTAAAAGACCCAAAAGACAACCAAAATGTACACTATGTACCTATTACAGATGGCTCGGAAATAACAAAGGACGCAAACGACATTCCTATTATCGACAACAGAAAGCACCAGAACTTAATAATGAATACTGAACAGGAAACTAACAAGGCAACAATTAGAATATACATTGATGGGAAAGAGATGTTGTACTCACATCAAAATATAGTAGCAGCAATTAATAACTTCTTACCCTACTTGACAAATGATGATTTAGATGAGATGAAGAAAACTTGTCATAAGTTAAAAGACCATAGGAACCAGAAGGAATATTTAGCTAAGCTTGAAACCTTAAAACATTCTTGGCCGTATCCAGACACGAAGCAACAGCTAGAAAATGATTAGTAATGCCCATACCGATAGAGAATAACTCATGGGATTATGTGCAAGGACTAATAGAAAAAGAAATCAATTCAGCATTTAAATTGCGAATAAAGGAAGAAGATGACATGGAAAACTTTAAAACACGACCATTAAATGCGGCAGATTACCACAAGGATCATCCGTATATGAAGTCTCTTGATAAAGCATTGAAACAGTACTCTGTAGTTAAGGTAAATGATACCAATGGAGCACATCATGGTGAAGACTATGAAGAGATGAGACTAGCAATATTAAACTCACTATTTCATCCACAAGCAGTATATGATAAAAGAGCAGAGTCACCAAACAAGAAATGAAAAGTGGATCTCCCAGAAGAAATACTAAAGCTTCAAAAAGAACTAGCACTACTCCGTAGTGAGATTCGTTATCTTAAGTATGTGTGGGATTTGAAAGAACTAGAAGAACGAAGCAAAGAAACACATACCACAGTATATGTAGAAAAACAAAAACATGAATTATAAACCACTACCAGATTATTTGACGATTAAAAACTCTCCTATTTCTGGGTTAGGATTGTTTACTACAAAGCCAATTGAGCAAGGTACTTATATTGGTATGACTCATATTGCTTATATTAAAGCAGAACATGGTGTAGTTCGTACTCCTTTAGGTGGATTTGGTAATCATTCTGACACTCCAAATTGTTTTAAGGTGCACAAAATGGAGCACATGGCTTCTACTTGGTGGATAGTAGCAGAACGAGATATAGAAGCGGACGAAGAAATTACTTGGACTTATACCCTATATTCAATAGAAAGTGAAACGAAAATATGATTGAATTAACGTATATAGATGACCATGAAGAGCTAGGACAAGTAGTAGAAGGAACTCCAGTAAAAAGATATTTCAAGACATGGAAGAGTCTAGACAAGTTCGTGCAGAAAGAAAATATCAATAAGTATAGGGTACAAGGACAATCAAAAGGAGGAAACTTGTTACAGTATACCTCTGTATTATGGGAAGAATTCATGGAATCTCAAGGATGGACAAGGAACAGATGACAACAGTATTTCTAAGTGAGACTGACAGACAGAACGATGACACAACCGTGTGTGTAGTGTGTAATAAAACATATAATGAGAAAGAGCAAGGATGGACATATTCATCTTTTTTGGAACTGTATACTTGCTCCAATGAATGCTATTCAAGTGAACAATATAATCAACTATTAAATGAAGAATCACCTGAAAAAGGTTGATCCTGATAAGTGGGATAAGATAGTCCAGAGGATGAAGGACAAAGAAAGAAAGCATAATACTATGGATAAGAACGTAGAGAAGGTGATCACGCAACTCCGTGATAGGGAAGAAGAAGGACTACGAAAATATGGAGTGAATACTGAACGTACAGATCTTACTTCATTAGAGTGGTTACAACATCTCCAAGAAGAGCTAATGGATGCATCTGTATACATAGAAAAACTAAAGAGTGATATGAAAGAAACACAAGCTGAAATGAGTGGTATGAAATGGAAAGACTAGCACATCTTGTCTATGAAAAGGGACTTGTCACAAGCATAAAAGAACACTATAGATCCAAGTACGAAAAACGTATCGAGTATCTAGTGAATTTCAACAATCAACTCATGAAAGAACTGGAACAATACGATGACAGTCTCACACCAGAAGAACACCAATGGAAGAGGGATATGTTATGACAACATCATTTGGAGAGTACTTTGACATCCAACGTGATAAGATAGTCAAGGATATGCAGAACAAGAATAAGCAACAGAACGTTGAATGGATGGAAGGCTATGAAAAACGACAAGGAATGGCAGAAAAAAGAAAAGAAGAAGTAAGATACAAGAAAGAACTGCTAGAATGCTCTGATAAAGGGATAGAGATATCCGAAGAGTGTAAGGCATATTTTAAAAAACAATTTGAGACAAGTAATGCACAAATATAACTTTGAAAATGCCACAGAGAAGAGACAAGCAGATAAAGAGATAGGTCATATTACTACACCGTACCCAGATGGTCAAGTCAAACACCCCGAACATCTAGAGCAACACGAAATGCTCCAAGTGCTCCAGAGACATGCATTATCTGAAGAGTGGGGAACTGTTAAACGTATGATTAAAGAACTCCCAGAACATCAAAGAAAGGACACAATTAATATGTTAAAAAAGACCAACAATGATCCCTTGATTAACAAGCCCTTTCCTGATGAAGCATGGTTTTTTCAAAACAACAAACTAAATGGAATAACATGAAAAATAAGACACGCCACGAAGGGGATGAATCAACCGTAGCATTCTGGTTGTATATGAAAGCACTGTATAAGGAGGATGAATGAAAAAGACTATAAAGCAACAACGAAAAGACATGCTAAAAAAATATGAAGGAAAGCTCGAAGGACCTCATGAGCATCTAAAAGAAGGTGTAGATTATCTAGATGATATCCAAAGGAATAAGAAAAAAACGTATAAACCCCTGTCTCCAGAGGAGGAACAGATTGTCCGTATGCCATGGTTAAAGGAACATATACAAAAGGATGATGATGAAGAATGAAAGATAGAAGAAAAGAATTAGAAGAACGTGTGAATGAAGCTATGTACGAGATACATGATAAAGGTATGGGTGAAGGTAGAGGAGAAGAATACCAGAAGAGACAGTTAGAATGGTGGAAAGAGTGTGATAAAGCGTTGTATGGGTGAGAGTTGGGTAATGTTGGGTAATGTTGGGTAATGATGAATGTGAAAAGAATGTAATTAAAACCGATAACTGCTAGTGGTCTTACTTTTCAGTCACACGCCCCTGAACATCCACGCCACAGTAACTAGAACCCCACCCACAAAAAACACCCATAAAAACAGCTATTAAAAGCCCCCTATAGCACGCCCCCTTTCTCCACGACCCCTATATACAACACAGGGGGATTGAAGTGGGGAAACGTGTCAATGAGCCCACGCGCGGAGCCCTAGCATCGTTTGCAATCGATGAACGACAGACTGTGGAACAGGTACATTGTTAACTCTGTACATCCAACCCCACAGGCACCACCTCTCGATCCCCTCTTGACAAACAGGAATAGTGTGATATAATAAGGTGTAGGCCAGTAAGAGTTAACCAAGTGAATCATTGGGCCTAGGTAGACATGTATGAAATAAAATAAAAAAGATTACATAAACACTTGACTTCCCCGACCAGTTGTGGTATAATATAGGTAGAGAATAAGAGATTACACAACTAATAGGAGATGCCCATTGTAACAATTGATGACCTTACCCAGAATAGGGAGACTAATTCGACTCCCCGCTCATGGTGTCCCACCCGAAGGGTGACGGCTGATTGGACACAGCGTTTGAGAGTTGACAATGACACTTGGAATTCGGATACCGAATGCATTAACCTCCGTCAATAGGAGGTGTCTTGTCCATCGAAAGATAGTACTATGCAATATAAGGGTGCCTGCAATGGTGTAGTTTAGTGACGGCATAGTTAATAAAGTCCATGTGAGGCGCATGGTATGGTTCGTTGGGGTTCTCCTAAAACCCCTCCTCAAATAATTAAGAGACAGAAGATGTAAAGTAGGAAGGCAGACAAATTGCCAAGAACGTAGTTTCTCCTAGACGATATTAGGAGAGTGAGCCCACGAAGCTGTAGTAGTGATTCTAGATCCTCTAGGCAGATAGTGGGTTTTTCCTATATGAACCTTTAATTAAAATATACCATGAAAAATGATACTGAGATAACAGACATCGTAGAGATGATACGCAACGGCAGAGTGGATCAACCTGTGCCAGAACAAGAACGAAACTTTGACGCCGGGTACACCCCGCCACCTCACGAATGGAAGATTGTGAAGGAAGAGTGGATAGACGGCAAGAAGTATATATGTTATAGCTGATGGAACAAGTAGTAAACTTTATTATAGTTCAGCTGAGCTGGATGATTCCTCAAGTCCCATGGCACCTGATGTATGAGCTGGTGGAACATACTACTATGTGAGCTGGAGCTGGGAGAGCTGGGACACTTATCCCCATTTTGCAGTTAAGGGGGTTTTGGTTGTTTATGGTCGGTTCGGGGTA